AGAAGGTTATTTGGTCTTGGAAAAAGATGCCGCATAGTATTCTTTTAAAAGACAAATCCGATTTCGTAGGTGTTGATAATTATATTCCCACCGCCTACATACTCGGAGCGATGGAGAAATCAGACCACATACCTGTAAATGATATCAAAGTGATATCAACCAAGTTCAGTAAGGTAGGTAAGACCACATTAGATAAGTATCCAAATTTGGAATGGGTTGTTTATCGTGGTCATGGTACAGATCACATCAACCTGGATTTATGTAAAAAACATAACGTGGGTGTGATACCTACGAAACCACTGGCAGAGACAGATAGTTGTGCACAATGGATGAAAGATAAGTTAGTCGATGGTAAGACTCTGATATTTGGTAATGGTGCTATATCTAAAAGGTTACAAGAACTAATAGATAATTATGATGTAATCGATAGTAAAACCAAGATCGATCAGATAAGTGAGGAATATCAAAATGTTGTGGCTTGTGTACCATTGAACAAGTCTACTGAAAATATGTTTAATTATCACTTGTTTTCTTCAGCAAAATGTCGTATATTAGTGAGTATAAGTCGTGCAAGATGTCACGACAATCAATCTTTACTTAGGTTGGTTAATGAAGGTAAAGTACAAGAAATGCATATAGATATATTAGGTACAGATAACAGACAAGAACTTATTGATACTGGCAAGATATATTATCATAAACATACCTCGTGGAAATATATTGAGAATAAGAATCCACACGATCATACAGAGCTAAAGAATATTATCGATAGTTGTCTATCCAATGATGTAGCTAATCCTGTTTTGAATAGAAATGATAATGGGTTTTGGTAATGGACTATAAAGAGATATCAAAACTATTCATAGAGTATGATGGAGATGTTCAGATAAATCCATTTGCTAAGATGCATTGGGGTATATTAAAAACAGAACATGAGGGTGGTAAACTATATGTGGATGATAACAAGAACTATGCCATCGTATCTTCATTTGCTAAGAGTAACAGAAGTATTAGAGATTTTTCCACATCAGTTGTGGCTAACGTACAGAAGGGTGATTTGGTTATTAAGAGGTTTTTCTATCGTGATGGTTACAAAGATGATCTAGTTAATCACATTCAGAAGTTACGAGGTGATGGTAGTATATTTGATTTGAAAAGAGATGTTTGGTTTACTCACATAAACATGGAGCATTCTGGTGACAAATCAATACCAGAAGCATTGGGTTGTCAGTGGATATCATCTAAGATTGATGCTGTTTGTGCAGAGGTTCGTGGAGTATATTATGGTGGTGGTTTACAACAACCAGGTTTAATGAAATATGAAGACATCTGTTGTTGTAAGTTCGACTATCCAATGATTGAAGGTTTGGATGATTTCACAATGGAGCTGGATGAATATGTTGGTGATGGTTGGGGTATAGCCGATCATCAGAAATCCTATGGTGGTAAGGACAAGACTTGGACTAGTATAGAAATCATTCCATTGATTGTAACCTATGGTACTGGTAAAGCTAAACAAGGACTCAGAGGTCCTTTGGATGAGAGATATATAAAAAGGTTTCCTATCATTGAGGATATAGTTAGTGTGATGACTTCTTTAGATGATTGTTTGTGGTTAGCCGTTGCCAAGGTATCACCAGAACGAGGTATTATTACAAGACATAGTGATAAGGGCATTGATAAAATGAATGCTGGTATTCAGATTGGTAAAACTGCTAGAATACATTATCCATTGAAAACCAATAAAGAAGCATATTTCGAGTTACAAGATTTACAAGGTAACACTAACCAATACAAAATGAAACAAGGTGAGTATTGGTATATGGATAAGAGAAAACCACATGCTGTGTATAATCACGGTAGTAGTTTTAGATACCATATGATATTTGACGCCAAAATAAATCAAGATATATTAGATAGAATCATATGGGATTAAATTACAACACACCATTGGAGAAGTACAATGTCAAAGGTACAGATGTTTGGGTTAAACGTGACGACTTACATAATGGAGACTTAGACTTACCACCATGGGCTAAAATAGAAGGTGTCAAAAGATTAATGGAACAAACGGACATAAATAGACCGTTGATTCATTTAACCGTTAGAGGTTCATATACTGGTTGGGTGCTTGGTCATTATGGTAAGGAACTTGGGTATGATATTAAAATAGCATACGGTAACTCTAAAAATTATCCAAAGGAATCACTTGATAGGATTGAGTCATATGGTGTGGAGTTAGTTCCTATCAAACCAAATATGATGAAGATTGTTTATAATTCCATGAAAAAGATGGCAGATGAAAAAGGATGGCAAAGACTACCGTATGCCTTTGATCATCCTATATATCATGATTATTGGAGAGAAAGATCACATCTTCTTTTTAGAGAAAATAATTTTGATAACTTGGTTGTATGTGCTGGTAGTGGTGTAACTTGTATTGGAATGATACAATCTTTTATGGATACACATAATTTTCCAATGGATAAAAAAGTTTATGTGGTATCAACATCAACTATTTCTACTATAAAGAATAAATTAACACAATGGAAAACATATTTTCCTAATAATGTAATTGTAAATGATACGCCATATGACTTTTACGATGAAATGAATTTTTATGAAACACCATTTCCTTGTAATCCTAATTGGGATAAAAAGACTTGGTGGTGGCTAGAGGAAAACATAGATAAATTAAATGGTAAAACTATATTTTGGAACATAGGAGCTTAAAATGAAAGAACTAACACCTGAACAGATACAACACAATTGGAGTAATTTACGACAATTAATTGATGTTAACTTTACTGAGGAAAGATTAGAGAAGTTAAACCAAATGTATGATTATTTTGAAGAAAGAATGATGCTGGCACCAGCCAGTGGTAAGGAACACTACCATAACTGTCATGTCGGTGGATATGTGGAACACATCTTACACATCATTGAATTTTCTTTACAGATCAAAAATCTATGGGAAAAGAATGGTGCGACTATTGATTTCACAGAAGAAGAGCTGGTATTCTCTGCTCTACATCATGACTTGGGTAAGGTAGGTGATTTAGCCGAGGATTACTACAAGGTACAGGACAATACTTGGTTCGTAAAGAACAGAGGTGAGTATTACAAACACAATGGTAACTTACACTATATGTCTGTAACTGATAGAGCTTTATATCTATTACAACACTTTGGAATCAAAATGTCAGAGAAAGAATACCTTGGGTTAAAATTGACAGACGGTATGTATGAGGAAGCAAATAAGAGTTACTATGTGAGTTATGCTCCTGAACGACAGTTGAAAACTAATATTGCTTACATCTTACATCAGGCAGACATGATGGCGACTCACATTGAATATGATGAATGGAAACGTGGTTACACTGTCAAAGTCGAAGAGAAGAAAGAAGAAGTGGATAAGAAGACCGAACAATCAAAGAAAGCCAATCAGGCATTTAAGGAGTTATTTGGAGAATAACCACTTGACTTTTTCACGATTTATACTTAAATTAAAACTAATAAAATACAAGGATAAAACATGAATATACTAGACTTTACAGAACCAAGTAAAGAAAGTCCTGATAAACCAGCTTACATCAGAGCAATCGCTATCAAGAGACAACAACTGAAAGAGTCGTTAAGACAACTTGATGTGTTGGAGAACAAAGTACCAACTTGGAGTGATGTTACTCTGATGAAAAATGCTTCAGTTCCAACTGGAACTATTGGTGTTTATAAAATAATACATATACCTACGGATAAAGTGATGAGTATTGGTCAAGGTAATGTCAGTGGTAGAAGAACTAGACATTTATCAGTTTTTAGAAACAATGGTCAAGACATAACTCACAGCGGAGGTTCAACCAGTGGTTCTGTTGTTGCACAGAAGATGTTTAGACATGATTCAAATTTAAATAATTGGGCTTTTAGTTGGTGTGAAACCAAAGAGAAGACTTTGGCTAGTCAATATGAGTACGAGTTACAACAAGAAATGTTACCACCATTTAATGGACTACATATGGGTGGTAATAATTAATGTACCTAGAATACTTTGATAAGTTCAAGAACCAAGAACCCTATCTTCATATCGATGAAACCGAGTGGAATTACATCAAAGAGACATTTAAGAAAGATGATGTAAAAGAGAGTCTGGCAAAGGTCGCTATGACTTATCCGATGCCCATTATGGAGATATCCGATGATGACTTTCGTAAGGATTATGGAAAACTCAAAGGAACATGGTATCACGATATTCTAACAGAAGGTGAGTGGTTTGCTAGAGCTGAAGAGGGTTATGAATATCCTTTGGAATATCAAGGCTCACAGTTTTATTTCAGAAGAAATAATGTAGGAAACAAAGCCAGTAATTATTACCAACAAGAGAATCGTTGGTCGGTAGATGGTTCAGTAAGTCCAGGACCTAAACGAACTTGGGAGAACGAGAAGTTCATGACAAGTTTAATGGGTAGTGCTTATTCACTAAAGATGGATAAGATAGATAGATCAGTATTGAGAACCATGATCGGATTACGTAAGTATATCTGTAGTCAATTCAAACCTAATGTGGCTAAAGCGCTGTATGATTACTTTGATTCCACTAATATATTAGATTTTTCTGCTGGCTGGGGTGATCGCCTAGCTGGTTTTTACGCCAGTACCAAAACTGAATTATACGTGGGTATAGATCCAAGAAAAGAAAACCACCCTATTTACAGAGAACAGGCTGATAGATACGATTCCATGGTTAGTAAGTTTTGGGAGATCAACAAGAAAAGTGAATTTCTATGTGAAGCTGCTGAAGAAGCCGACCTTGAGAAATATGAAGATACATTTGACACGATATTCACATCACCACCTTATTTTAATGTAGAGCGATATAGTCACGATGACACGCAGAGCTGGGTTAGATACAAAGACATTGACAGTTGGAATAGACATTTCATGTTCAAGACGATTGATAATATATTACCTACATTAAAATCTGGTGGAAAACTATGTATTAATATATCAGATGTTTATAATGGTGGTGAGTGGAAGAAAATATGTGACCCGATGAATGAATACTTGGATGAATTTAGAGATATGGAGTATATAGGTTGTATTGGAATGGAAATGGCTAAACGACCTAACAGTGGTGGAGCTGGAACTGCTAAATCAAAGGAGTATACCAACAAATCACTAGAATTGACAGAAGAAACAAAAGATAAAAGATTTTGTGAACCAATTTGGATATGGGAGAAAAAGTGAAAATAAAAATATCAACAGATGTTCCCATTGAATGGAATAGAAAAACAAGAGAAAAAGAATTAATATTTGATACTAGTAAAGACCATGGTGAAGATTCTCAAACTTTGTTTACCGGCTTAGTAATTTCTGCTATGAGTCCGATGTGGTATGGTAATTGTAGAAAAGTAACAATTGAGGTTTTAGATGAAAATTAAAGTAGAGAAGAAAATACATGATGGTGAAATAGTTCGTATAGAAGAACTACATTTCGAGATACCTAATCAAATCATCGAGGAGTTACAGTGGGACGATGGAACGCTCGTGGAGTGGGAAACCGATGATGATGGTAAAGTAGTATTACGAAATGTTGATGACAAGATTTTAGGAGACACATAATGAGTAAAGCCAATAGTAATTTTGACCATTTGAGTAAAGATAAACACGGAGATAAAGAGGTAAAAGGTACTTACTATACTATTCATGAACTAGAAGAACGAGTGGTGGAACTAGAAAAACTGTCACATGAGCCACAAAACTATCGTAAAAAATGTGAAGAGATGGAAGAAAGAATTGATAAGTTAGAAGCCATCATAACTAACTTTATGAATAATTGGGGACCTGAGGTACAAGAAGCTAGGTCAAGACGAGATGAAGTTTGGGATGAGATGGTTAGGGTGGTCAGTATACAGAAGAAACACCAACAACCAAAGCCAGGACATGACATACATGGTAGGAAATGGCAATCTGATAAAACTAAGGAGGAAAATCACTAATGGGTAAATACAATAAACCAATGGATAGAGACTATTTCAAAAAAAAGAAAAATCCTGATTGGGATGCTAAGAAGAAACTAACTGAGTGTTGTGAACAGCCAATAGACCACGAGGTATTGAATGTATTCAAAAAATCTGATTGGAAACACATCGAAGAACATATAAGACAACATCTTTATGACTATCCACATACTGAATCGGTAACGCCAAAATCTTGTGATGTTTGTGGTAGGTTATTGGGATATAGTACAACACTAAATGAAAACACTTGGAAACCTGGTTATTTGAGAAAGTGATGTGGATGATCTACTCCTAAAGAAACTCAAATCGGAGTATCAGTATTTAAAAACCGAAAAAGAGTATCAAGAGCAAATATTCAATAAAGCTCAATCTGAGTTCAAGGACTATTTCAATCCAAAATTAGGTATACAAGAACCAAAGCCACAGAAGAAACAACCTAAGAGAAAACCAAAGATACGAACCAAAAGATTGAACCGACTATACAAGAAATTAGCACAAAAGATACATCCTGACAAGAAAACAGGTGATAAAGACGATTTTGCCGACCTAAAGAAGAGTGTTGATGAAAATGATGTAGAGAGGATAATAGACTTGGCTACTGATTATGGAATTGACATAAATGAGGATATCGATAGTGTGGATTTCTATGAGACTCGAATAGAAGAGCTAAAGGGTAAGATAAAGCATTTCAGTAAAACAGTAGTGATGCAGTGGTGGAATATGAACGAAGCTGATAGAAAAAAGTATGAAAGTACATTTATCAAGGTTTTACGAGATGGTTAGGTATACTTATTTATATGACACCAGGTCCTATATGGGAAATGGTTATACTGATTTTGAAGGTGATTTTCATAATATATTTGGCAAAATTATGGTGGGATAATTCATGAATGCTGCAGATAGAAAAGAATTCGATCTGATACATAATAAGATCGATAACATAACAAAGTCTATTGAGGACTTGAAACAAGAAATGTCAATGGCTCATGGTAAAACCGATGAGTCACTTAGGTTTTTAAAAGAAAATTTATTCAATCCACATGAAGGGTTATGGACAGAAACAAAACAAAATACACAATTCAGAGAAAACACCACAAAGTGGAGAGGTGTGATTGGTGTGGGTTTTGTTGCTTTAATTGTAGAAAAAGCTTGGTCAATCATAACCGGAGGGTAATATGAATAATCCATTAACAAAGTTATATCAATGGCAAATCAATAGTGGACAGTTAGATGGGTGGACATCGTATCATCTAGCGGCTGGTCTGTTTATTGCTAAGGTTGCTCAGTG